TCTCTCAAATGTCTTGTTTCAGTCGCACTACCAGACGAACCACCTTGTCCCATTGAAAAATCATCTACACCAGCACCGTATCTCATATCACTCTTAAGCAATTCTTCTTCTCGGTAAGCACTAGATTTAACATCAGAGAACTGAATCTCTTTAACCCCATTAGGATCTGGTGAATAAATAATACCAAATGGTCTAACAACCAACTCTTCCTTTTTAACATTAGCTAATGGACTAACGATCCACATTTTATGAATATTCAAAGTTGTTGCATCTAGACGTTGATTCTTAATCATGTTTAACATCAACTGAGGACTCTCAAGAATCATTGGTATCCCTAGACCTTCGGCTTCGTTAGGAAGTCTAATGAATGGAATAGCAATAAAAGGAGAATCTTTAAAGTCGTATGGAATAGGATTAAGAGCGTGTTTTATAATTGGTAAATCACTAACAAAAACACCATATCCGTCCTCAAATGGTAACCAATATTCGTAAACTTCGTACATATTTAAATCAACATCATCACTACCTTGATATCTAGTACTATTAAGATTTGTTCCATTACCTCCAACACTACCACTATTATAATCTGCTCCTTTATAAATATCTTCGTGATTCTTTTTTATGTCATTTCGAACAGTCGCCCAATCAGTTAGGTCTCCAGCATTAGCCTCAAAAGCTGCTGCTAACAGCTTCTTATCGTACATTGGATAACGTCTTTTGATATCTGCTCCACATAAAACTTTTCTTCTAAGGAAAAATTGCTTACTTTCCCAGTTTATATTTCTCCAATCATATAAAAATTCATAGTTGTCAACATATTCAAAAGTTGGACCATCAAAAAATAATCTTTTTTCCTTCTTATAGGTAAACTCTTTCTTCTTGTAGTCTGTTCTTTTTAAAAACTCTAATTCACGCTCATCATGTTTCCAATATGCTTGCATAAAACCAGTACCAAAGATAAGAGAAGAACTAACCAAATCTTCAAGTTTAGTATCACCATGAGCTTTTTCCCAGTCAAAATTCATCAACTGCTGTAGTTTATCTGACTTAATTTGGTCATTCTCAGTTCTACCTTGAACAGAAAATTCTGGCCTAGCATCAAGAATACGTGGTTTAAGAGTTTCAACAACACCATGAATATATGGTACGAATATATTCGCCTGCCATCTTTTAATCTGTTTAGAACGATCTCCGTTATAAGACATATACAACTTATAAGATCTGTCCAATCTAGGTTTGACACAATTATCAAAATATTCTAAAGCATCCTCTTTGTGAAGTTTGTATCTAGTGACTATGTCATCAATCTTTTTTGATGGCTTGTAGTTAATTTTAGTTTTTGCCATATATTTATTTTATAATTAGTAAGCGTAACTTATAGGTAAATGCTTAGTATAATCAATTTGATTTAATGGTTTGTCACTCAATACCTTGAACGCTTGAAAGCAAATCCCTGTAGCGAATATAGTATCATCGTGAAATCCTTCTTGCGGTACCATGTCGTTATTGTCGTTGTAGACAAAAACACTCATTTCATCTAAAGTCTTCTTGCTTCTGATAATTAGAACGTCATCTCTTAATGCCTGAGCTAGGTCATCAATCAACAATGGTCTAGTAACTTTAGTCGTTTTCCAACCTATCTTATCAGAGTATCCTAAGCTTAAAGTTTCAATCTTAGCTGGTCTAAAATATAATGAAGGATAGGCTTTCTGTTTTAAAACTGTGATAGTCGTTAGCCCGTGGTTATTAATCTCAACTGACATGAAAGCGTTGTTGAAAAATCTTCCCCACTTGTTTAATCTTTCACCAAAAATATCTGGAGCTACTAATCCTCTAAAACAAGCTACTTCTTCTCCAGTTCTTCTGTCAAAGATTGTAGCTACTGAATAGTCTCCACCTTCAACTCCTTCAGAAGTATCAACACCGCACGCGTACATGCCTTCCTTTACTGGTGGTTTATAAACCAATAATCCGTCATACGTTTTATTAACTATGTGCTCAGTTCCGTCTGGTAATTCAACTGTGTCTCCTTCGTTTAGAACATTCTTTCTTTGTTTCTCAATAATGTTTTGATCAAACACTGATCTACCAGAAGACAAGAATTTTAAACCATATTCCTGAGCAAACTTCAATGGGTTGTTCATTCTCTTCCTTATTTTCTCTTTTTCTTCTTCACTATAATTCCACCACCAACCGTATTCTTTTTTTGCATATCCGTTGTCCTCAGCCATCCACATTCTGTGATACAAGTTACCTTGACCACGGGGAGTGCTCTCAATAACGATTCTACCGTTAATAGGTACAGCAGGTTCTAGCACTGACATTTTCTCATCTGCTTTTTCCCACGCTGATAGCTCAGTACAAAGGACATTGTGTAGTGTATAACCAACACCAACGTTCTCCGTAGAAGGAAGAACGATAATTTTTGAATCTAATTTAGGAAAACTAATTTCGTACTTTGAGTTATACTGAATAGTCGGTCTAACTTCTGGTGGAGTAGAACGATAAAAAGTTTTAACCTTGTCAAGAAGCTCAGTTGTTAAAGCGCTGTTATATCCAATCAAAGCTGTATTAATACCAGGTCTAGTAATAGTATCGTGATAAAAGAAACCAGTTACAGCTGTAGAAAATCCGATTTGACGCGCTTTAAGTATCATCGTACGACTATTTGTTCTTATCGTGTTATACAAATCTTTCTGCGCTTCATTTAAAATAAAAGGTTTCAAACCACCTTCTTTGGTTTTAATCTTACAAAAATTCTCTAAGTAAAATTTAGGATCTCTTAGTTTACCAATCGCCCTAGTATCTTTACTCATATATATTTCTCCCAGCATTCCTATCTTTCTCAATAGCCTCTCTTTCTTTCTCTGGTATTTCTGGTTCAGATACTTCGTATATTTCCATCTCTGATTCAACTACTTCAAGACTTTTACCATCCTTTTCATCTTTGTCAATCAATTGTAGTAAAGTATCTTCCCAACTCTTAGCACTATCTTCAGCAGCTTCATAACGATCTAGGCCTAATGATTTCAACAGAGTAATATATGCTTTTAGTCTCACTGGATCTTTAGCACTATTTTCAGCTAAATCTTTTATTCCACCAACAATCCTATCAAGACTAACGTCTGATCTAGTTAAAGCTTCGTGGTATTCTTTACGAATAGACATTTTGTCAAGAGTACGATAAACCTCAGCGACACTTCTTAACCCAGCCATTTTTCTTAGTTCATTCGGATCTTGTGTGACAGACATTGCTTTTAACAATAAATTTTGCTGAAATCTGTTGTCACGATAATAACCATACTCACCCTGAACAAAAGTTACTGGCTTAAGTTTTTTTGGTTCTTTTTGTATTTCTTCTTTCATAATTTTTTAGGTATTTTACATATGGAATATAATTCGTTGGAAAATGAAACTCGTAAGTCTCTCCATGTTCTTTGTTATAGCACATTATATAATTGACTACATAATCTAAAAACTTACTATAGCTCATATCTTTACTATCAGCCTCAGACAACAATTCTAGTCTTTCTGGCATCTGGTAAACTACGAACAAACATTCCAACGGTATATTCTTATATGGATATTCATATTTTGTTTCGAACGGATTATTAACGTCAAAGTCTGGATAAAGATCATCAAAATAACTAGCTATCTTCTTGCAAAAACTTGGCATAAAGAATTTACAGTCAGAACCAGTGTAGGTTCTGCAAAAAATACTAAATGCTGCGTCTACACTAAAACCATTTCCACCAAGATTAAATCTTCTTCTACCGTCGTAAACAAACTTTCTAGATAACCAGACAAATTTTATTAGATCATAGTAAACGGTATTCTTATGATCTTCAAATAATTCTTTTAGCAAGCAACTATATTTTTCAAATGACAAATCATAATCTACTTCTATCTTAACTTTATCACACTTCCGCAATGACATTTCTGACGTGAATACATCTTCATATTGTTTATCATATTTTTTCATAGAGATATTATCTCATAACTTGATTTGGTAAATTCTTAAACTGTTCGATAGGGTTTCCAGCTGGAGCTCATGGACCCATAG